GGTATCGCGGGGCACAAAAAAAGCCCCGACCGTTTCCGGTCGAGGCGTGGGATTACATATCGAGCGCATCAATAACGTCTGGATCTTCAAGAAACTCAGCCAAAGCAGCTTGCGTTTTAGGATCACCAACCGGAGGCAAATCTGCTATCTCAGCGCGAATACTATCCATATCTATGCGCTTGGCATTTTGAACAGCAGCCCATGCCTTGCGCAGCTCATGTTCTATGAGCAAAATATTTTTCATCTGGTAGTGAATTGTGGAACCCGCTGCCTCGGCCTCTGCAATTAAACCAATTAGCGGTTCACGTTCATAATTGTTATTTTTTGTCATGTCATTTTCTTTCTTGTGAAGGTTGGTGAGGCTTAGCTGTATAGCTAAGCCCCGATATTGTTTACTTGCTATTGACGACCTGCATCAGCGTCTTGAAAGCTTCAGCCCAATTATCAGGAATAGAACCATCAGGTTTTTTCTTTGATAATTGGGTTTGCGATTTTGCCAAACCTAACAAGAACCTATGCGCGTCATCGTGAACCGCCTTCTCTTGTTTACCTTTGGGATCTTTGCCTTCGGCAACCAGTGAGGCCGCTTTTTTAACATCAGTGCGAATTGTGCCGACCAGTTTACCAATCTGTGCTTGGATATACTGTTTTGTTCTTGGCTTGGTTGATTTCATTTTGCCTTCGGTGACCGTGAATTCTGCCTTGCCGGTGAACGACTGGTCTTTTATGAACTCCAAACCGGATTTACCGACCAGAACCATCGCGCAGGTTTCATAGGCCCAGTCGTAAACTGTTGCCCATAGGTTATTTTTCCGGTCAATGCCTTGCCCGTTCAAATGTTCCCATGTTGCGCCAAGCTTCTTAGCAGGTTCAAAGAACGCGATGGACAGCGCCATCCTTGACTCTACCGCCTTATCTATTGTGCCTTGCAGGCCTTTTATTTCGGTAGCAGTATCAATTGCTTTTTTGTTTACTGATAGATCAGACATTTGTTTTCCCTTTCTAGGAATGTGTTAGCCGTTGGCTAACGTTGATTAGACAAGAACCGCTCTTGTCTATGGCAACCATTATATGGAAAACACCGGCAAACGCAAGCAAATGGCAGTAAATATCAGCTATTAGCCGGTCAGCTAACACCCACCTACCCCCGACCCCCCTCTAGCGCGTGTCACGCATATCTACTTATACATACTAATCTGCACGAATATTTTGAGTTTCTACGAAATCGGCTAAACCCCACCCCCACCCTACCGTTATACCCAGTAACCACATTCGGCGCGGGGGGATTGAAATAATTATAATATTCGTCTAAATATCAAGTATGGCATTACAAATAACACCAGAACGGGGTGTGCCAATCCAAGATACACCCCCGCCAAAAGACCTTACCGGCAAAGCCGAGGCTGCTGCCGAGACCGCTAAACATCTACATGCCCACGGGTTAGAGATAGACATAACCGCAGAGGACAGGGATAACGCTTCGGAGATCAGTATGGCATACGCTGCCGATCCTGTGCGTACTTCAAAGAAGGCTACGCTTAAAAATATATCACGCACCCCACCCGCTACCCTCCTACTAACAGACAAGATCCTAAGAGATTTTGGGCATTCTGTTGTAGAGAGCGCTACGCAGGTGAGGCACCTCGTCACAAACAAACTGATTGAGGAGACAGAGAACCCCGACCCACGGGTACGGATACGTGCTTTGGAGTTGTTAGGTAAGATTAGCGATGTGGGGTTGTTTGCAGAGAAGTCCGAAGTTACAATAACGCACCAAACTACAGACGACATCAAAGAGAAACTACGTGGGAAACTGGCTAAACTAATAAACCCAGCCGATTCCGAGGTAGAGGAGGCAGTCGTCGTGGAGGCCCCGGTCATATCGTTGGATGATACACTGGGGCCTTCCGATGCCTAGCCTATCTGTAGCAGAGGTCGCAAAAGATTTAGACTTCTCTCCCGAAGATGTACAAACAATGCTCGATAACCTCGACCAGTTTAGTCCTGAAGAGGTCGCAGAGATTGATAAGATGGTCGATGAGCTGGCGAGTAGGCAGCGTAACGACACTGCCAAGGACGATCTCATAGAGTTTTGTAGGCGGATGCAGCCAGATTATAAGGTTGGCAAGCATCACCGCATCCTCGCAGACATGCTGATGGACATTGAGAAGGGGGATAAGGACCGTATATGCGTCAACATCCCACCCCGACATGGTAAATCGCAGCTTGTGAGTATCTTTTTCCCCGCTTGGTTCTTGGGGCGTAACCCCGGCAAGAAGGTTATGATGGTGTCCCACACTACCGATCTCGCTGTGGACTTTGGACGTAAGGTTAGGAACCTGATATCCATAGATGACTACAAAGAAATATTTCCACAGGTAACGCTGGCGGTAGACAGTAAGTCTGCGGGGCGGTGGAATACAAACTTTGGAGGTGAATATTATGCGTGTGGTATTGGGTCTGCGCTTGCAGGACGTGGTGCTGATCTTCTGCTTGTTGATGACCCTCATTCTGAGCAGGATGTTATTAACGGAAACTTCTCTGTGTTTGAAAAAGCATACGAGTGGTTTACCTTCGGTGCCCGTACTCGCCTTATGCCGGGCGGTAGGGTTGCAATAATCCAGACTCGTTGGCACATGGACGACCTCACGGGGCGTGTGACGACAGATATGGTCAAGAATCCAGAGTCAGATCAGTACGAAATCGTGGAGTTTCCCGCTATTTTGGACAGCGAGGACTCTGACGGTAAGCCGATACAGAAGCCGCTGTGGCCTGAGTTCTTTGATTTAAGCGCATTGCTGCGCACAAAGGCGTCGATGCCTACATTTCAATGGAACTCACAGTATCAGCAGCAGCCGACAGCCGAAGAAGCGTCGATTGTTAAGCGAGAATGGTGGCAAATATGGGCAAAAGACGACCCACCCCACTGTGATTACCTAATTATGTCGCTCGATGCTGCCGCAGAGAAGAATAATCGCGCCGATTACACCGCGCTGACGACTTGGGGCGTGTTTTTTAACGAAGAAGAGAACGCACACCACATAATTTTGCTAAATAGCATCAAAGAAAGGCTAGAATTTCCAGAATTGAAGGGTCTGGCGCTCGACGAGTACAAAAACTGGGAGCCAGATGCGTTTATTGTGGAGAAAAAGTCCTCTGGCGTAGCTTTGTATCAAGAATTACGCCGTATGGGCCTCCCAGTACAGGAGTATACACCTCATAGGGGTACTGGAGACAAGATGGCTCGCCTTAATAGTGTATCAGACATCATCGCCAGCGGGTTTGTGTGGGCACCCCCCAAGCGTTGGGCCGAGGAGGTCATAGAAGAAGTGGCAGGGTTCCCGTTTATGTCTAACGATGACCTTGTTGACTCTACAGTTATGGCGTTATTGCGGTTTAGGCAGGGTGGGTTCATCAGATTACCCACCGACGAGTGGGATGATGAGCCTACATACCGTAGACCTGTGGAATATTACTAAACTTCTATGTTTATTTTAGTTCCCTGTGGCCTATCAGCAGTAGTTTTTACTCCAAACCTATCGTAAGCTTTGCCTAGATCTAGTCTTTGCTCTCTGAGCGCCTCCAGATGCGCGTGGTTGGCTCTGTGTTCTTTTGTTACCCTCTGTTCAGCCAAATGCGCTTCTATACGCTCACGCGACTGCGTTTGCTGGTGTATGTCTGACTGCACGTTAAATGGGGCTGACCCCACACCGCTTAGACCGTCACTCATAACCGTCCCTGTTTGGCTAAAATAATAACAACCGTTATACCTATCAAAATAGAAACGATAATTGTAGCGCCACCGTAAACAACAATACGTTCAATCAATTTTGCCTTGCGTTTCCGCTCCGCTTCAAGCCTTGCTTTTCTATCTTTTCGCGCTTGTACTCGTATAGCTTGCAATTCGCCCCACGCACTGAACCCTCTGGTTGCAATGACGATTTGACGAAGTTCTTCTTCGGCGTCTTTGGCCCTCTGTAAATTCACAAAAGTCTCCATCGCGTTTTCATCGGTTCCAGAAAACAAACTGTTTTTCTTTTTCTCGTGCGCAGCGCGTAATTCATCCACGCCGTCGAAAAACTCACCAATCTGCTTGGTGACGTTGACGAGTTCTTTGCCCGCTGACACCGCAGATTTCACAGCGGCAAGCGCTGTAAATGGGTCAATCATGTTTTCCTACCCCTACCAACAA